GGTATAGCGGAAGCGCGACATTTTTTTAGTCACAGGTTAAGTTTAACGCAATTTTTGTTTCCATGGGACAGCGCGTTAACAGATCCGACTTGGCCAGCGTCTTCGGCGTGTCGCTGCCGACGATCAATGCCTGGGTGAAAAGAGGCTGCCCGGTCGTCCAGCGTGGCCGGAAGGGCAAGCCCTGGGAGTTCGATACCGCCGACGTCGCCAACTGGCGCGAGCAGCAGGCCGCCGAGGCGGCCGTCGGCGATACCAGTAAGCTCGACATCGACGAGGCCAAGCGCCGCAAGGAAGCGGCCGACGCCGCGCTGAAGGAGCTGGAGCTCGCGCGGCTGCGCAACGAAGTCGTGTCCGTTTCGCTGATCGCCGACGTCATCGGCGACCAGTTTAGCACCTGCCGCGCGCGGTTGCTCGCGCTGCCAGCAAAGGCCGCACCCCTCGTCATCGGTCACGAAGATCTGAGCCAGGTGCGAGACATCCTTGAACAGCAAGTCCGAGACGCCCTCGCCGAGCTCAGCGGATACGACGGCGACGCTGCCGGAGACGACGCAGCGGAAGATCCTGAAGCAGACGCTGACGAGCCGTCGCCGAGCGACGCTGAAGCCGCCGCCGCGGCTGACGCTCAGTGATTGGGCTGACCGCTACCGCTACCTAAGCCCGGAAGCCAGCGCCGAGCCCGGCCGGTGGGATACGCGCCGCGCGGAATACCAGCGCGCGATCATGGACGCGGTGACGGACGCATCGGTCGAGCAGGTCATCGTCTGCAGCTCGGCGCAGGTCGGCAAGACCGAGGTCCTGCTGAACCTCATCGGCTTCCACATGCACCAGGATCCGGCGCCGATGCTGCTCCTGCAGCCGACGCTGGAGATGGGGCAGGCGTTCTCAAAAGACCGGCTCCGGCCGATGCTCCGCGACACCGCAGTCCTTCGCGGCCTGGTCAAGGACCCGCGGTCGCGAGACAGCGGCAACACGCTGCTGCAAAAGACGTTCCCCGGCGGCCATTTGACGATCGCCGGCGCGAACAGCCCGGCATCGCTGGCATCGCGCCCGATCCGCGTGGTGCTACTCGACGAAGTGGACCGCTACCCGGCGTCGGCCGGCAGCGAAGGCGACCCAGTGTCGCTGGCGCATAAGCGCGCGGCCAACTTCTACAACCGCAAGCTCGTCGCGGTCTCGACGCCGACGGTGGCGGGCACCAGCCGCATCGAGGCGCTCTATCAGCGCAGCGACCAGCGGCAATACTATGTGCCTTGCCCTGACTGCGGTCACGCGCAAACGCTCCGCTGGCCGCAGGTCCGCTGGGAGAACGACGACCCGAACACGGCCGAGTACGTCTGCGAGAGCTGCGGCTCGCGCTGGGACGACGCGACACGCTGGGCCGCGATCCGCAACGGATACTGGCAGGCCGGCGACACCTTCAACGGCATCGCCGGCTTTCATCTGAACGAGCTGATGTCGCCCTGGCGGCGCCTGTCGGACACGGCTGGCGAGTTCCTCGCTGCAAAGGATCGGCCGGAGCAGCTGCAGACGTGGGTCAACACGGCCCTCGGCGAGACTTGGCAGGAACAGGGTGACGCACCGGACTGGCAGCGCCTCTACGAGCGGCGCGAGTTCTACGAGGGCGTGCCGTCGGGTGGGCTCCTACTGACGGCCGGCGTCGATATTCAGCCGGACCGGCTGGAGGTGTCGGTCTGGGCGTGGGGGCGCGATCACGAAAGCTGGCTGATCGAGCATCGTATCCTTGGCGGGGACCCGACCGATCAGAGCGTTTGGACCGGCCTCGATGACCTGCTCGTCGAGCGCTGGCCGCACCAGGACGGTGGATCTCTCGGCCTGAACGCCCTCGCCGTCGACGAGGGCTATCAGATGACGATGGTCGACGCCTGGGTGCGGCGTTCCGCCGATCAGCGCGTTATCGCCGTCAAGGGGATGCCGAGCTGGGATTTCATCATCGGCACGCCCAAGAAAAAGGACGTTACGGTGACCGGCCGCAAGCGTCGACGCAGCTCGCAGACCTGGCCGGTTGGCACCTACGCGGTCAAGGCGGAGACCTACCGGTTGCTGCGCCTGGTGGCGCCGACCGAGGAGAGCGGCGAGCCGTACCCGCCGGGCTTCGTGCATCTGCCGCGGTCGATCGACGACGAGTTCTGCAAGCAGCTCTGCGCCGAGGAGCAGGTTCGCCGCCGGGTGCGCGGTTACCAGAAGATTGAATGGCAAAAGGTTCGAGATCGTAACGAGGCGCTTGACTGCCGCGTCTACGCCCGCGCCGCCGCGGCGTTTCTCGGTATCGACCGATACGGCGAGCACCACTGGCAGCGGCTCAAACACGAGCTCGAACAGGCACAGCGCGCGCCAAAGCGCAGCGACACACCGACGCCGCCGCAAGGCGGCGTTACTAATTCCAGCCGAAAGCGCAGTCGAAGCAGCTTTGTCGGCGGTCGCGCCGGCGGCTGGGTGAGGTAACAGATGGCGATCACACAAAGCGACGTCGACGCGGCGAAACAGAAGCTGGCCGAGCTCATCAAGCAGGGTCGCCCGGTCTCGATCAGCTATGAAGGATACGAAATCCGCTACGGGGACCCCGGAAAGCTGCGCGAAGATATCCGGTGGATGCAGCGCGAGGTCGATGATCTGGCCGGCGGTCAGCGCCGCTATGCAAAGTACACCGGGGGCTTCTACTGATGGCGGCCTGGCTCGAACGGGCGATCGCGGCCGTCAGTCCGGCGACGGCGTTGCAGCGTGAACAGTCGCGCCAGCAAATGTCGGCGATGCGCGAGGCGCGCAACCTCTACGAGGGCGCCACGCTCGGCCGCCGAGGCGCGTCGTTCAAGCGCAGTCAGAAAGACATCAACTCCGAGTTGCGCGGTGATTTGCACCGACTTCGGGAAGGCTCGCGCGACCTGATCCGAAACAACGCCTACGCCGCCCGCGGCGTCCAGGCGATCACGCACAACATGATCGGCACCGGGATCATCCCGCAGTCGCGGGCCCGGACGCAGACCGCGCAGGGCACGAGCGAGCGCCTGGCGCGCGAGCACCTGGACACAACGGCCATCGACGCGGCCGGCCGGCACGATCTTTACGGGCTGGAGGCGCTGGTCGCGCGGACGGTCGTTGAAAGCGGCGAGTGCATCATCCGCCGCCGGCGTCGCCGCATGAGTGACGGTCTGCCGCTGCCGTTCCAGCTGCAGGTTCTGGAGCCCGACTTCCTGGACAGCAACCGCGACGGGCCGGAGGAAGGCCAGAATTACAGTATCCAGGGCGTCCAGTTCGACGCGCTCGGCCGCGTCATGGGCTACTGGCTTTACGACCAGCACCCGGGCTCGACGAACGTGCGCTCGGCGCCCCACTTCCGCAGCAATTTCGTCCCGGCCGAGGATGTCGCGCACGTCTTTCGCACCGACCGTGCCGGTCAGGTCCGCGGCGTGCCCTGGCTGGCGCCGGTGCTGCTACGCTTGCGCGATCTCGCCGACTACGAAGACGCGCAGCTGATCCGGCAAAAGATCGCCGCCTGCTTTGCCGCGTTCGTGACCGACGTCGAGGGCGCCACGCCGACCGCCGGCGACAAGGACGGCAACAACCCAAATCTGCAGGAAAGTCTCGAGCCCGGCATCATGGAATACCTGCCGCCGGGCAAGGACATCCGCTTCGCGTCACCGCCGCCGGCGGACGGGTACAAAGAACACCTGACCGCGCAGCTGCAGGCGATCGCCGCCGGCCTCGGCGTGAGCTACGAGGCGCTGACCGGCGATCTGAGCGAGGTCAACTTCTCCAGCGCCCGCATGGGTTGGCTGGAGTTCCAGCGCAACATCGAGGCCTGGCGCTGGCATTTTTTCGCGCCGCAGTTCTTGCGCCGGGTCGAGCGCTGGTTCTTTGAGGCGGCGAACATGCAGGGGACCCTGAGCGACCGCCGGGTCAGCTTCAGCTGGACGCCGCCGCGGCGCGAGATGATCGACCCGACGAAGGAGGTGCCGGCGAACCGCGATGCCGTACGGTCCGGCCAGCTTACCCTGTCCGAGCTGATCCGCCAGAACGGCCACGACCCGGACGAGCACTTTACCGAGTACGCCAGCGACATGGCGCGCATCGAGCAGCTCGGTCTGACGCTCGACAGCGATCCGCGGCGCGTCGACCGCAACGGCAACGCGCACACCCAGCTCCCGGCTGAAAGCCTGAACGGAGACGACAATGCCTCTGCCGAATCCGACTGAAGGCGAGGGTCACGACGCCTTTATCCAGCGCTGCATGGCCGACGAGACTGTGCGGCAGGAATACGACGACGACAGCCAGCGCCGCGCGGTTTGCGAGGCGCAATGGGCGCGGATGTCCGGCGGTCAGCGCAACGTCGCCGCGCCGGCTAGTAACGCCGTCCGGCCGAACGGCGAGCTGGTGATGTACGGCATCATCGGCGACGAGATGGACGCGCTCGATAGCCAGACGCTGATGGCGCAGATCGACGCGATGGAGCTGGCCGAAGGTGAGCCGCTCGTCGTCCGGCTCAATTCCCCGGGTGGCTACATCGCCGACGGCCTGGCCGTCTACAACCTGCTTCGCGCGCGGTCCAACCCGGTCGAAGTCCACATCGACGGCGTCGCGGCGAGTATGGCGTCGGTGATCGCGATGGCAGGCGACCGGATCGTGATGCCCGACAACGCGGTGATGATGATCCACAACCCCTGGAACGCCGCGATGGGCGACGCGGCGACCATGCGCAAGGCCGCCGAGCAGCTCGACGTCTTCAAGGATGCGCTGATCGGCATTTACGCCGGCCGTACTGGCGTCGAGCGCGATCGCGTCAGCGAGATGATGGACGAGGAAACCTGGATGCGCGCTGACGAGGCCGTGTCGATGGGCTTCGCCGACGAGATAGTCGAGTCCGTCGCGGCGGCCGCGCTGCATCGGTTTGACCTGAACAAGCATTTCACCAGTCCACCGTCGGATCTCGGCGGTGAACAGGGCGGTTCCGCCGCCCGTCAAGTGGCGGAAGCGTCCGCCGAGCAAACCTCGAAGGAGGACACGATGACCAAGCAGACCCAGGGCTCGGCGGAGGCCACTCGCGCCGAGCGTCAGGCCGAGACGCAGACCGCGACGGCGGGCGGCGCCAGCGGCAAGACCAACACGGCTGAGCCCCAAAAGGATGCCGAGACCATCCGCAAGGAAGCGGTCGCGGCCGAACGCGAGCGGGCGAGCAAGATCCGCAACCAGGTCGCCAAGGCGAGCCTGCCGACCGACTTCGCCGACAAGCTGATCGACGAGGGTGTGTCGACGGCGGACGCCAACGCGCGGATCGTCGACAAGCTCGCCGAGCAGGACGAGCAGACGCCGACCAACAACCACGTTCGCGTGATCCCGGGCGAGGATGAACGCACCAAGTGGATGAAGGGCGCTCAGAACGCGATCATCGCCCGCGCCGGCAAGAGCAAAATGGTCGGCGACGCCACCGGCGAGAAGATCGAGCCGGGCGAGTTCCGCGGCATGACCATGCTGGATCTCGCGCGGGACTGCCTCGATCGGGCGGGCGTCAAGCATCGCGGTCTCTCCAAGATGGAGCTGATGGGCCGCGCGCTGACCCTCCCGCCGGTAAATGCGGCGCCGTACCAGACCACCGGTGACTTTTCGACGCTGCTCGAGAACACCATGCACAAGGTGCTACAGGCGGCGTACGACAACACGCCGGATACCTGGTCGCGCTTCTGTGCCACCGGCAGCGTGTCTGACTTCCGGCCGCACAACCGTTACCGGATGGGTATGTTCTCCCGGCTCGACAGCCTCACCGAGTCCGGCGAGTTCAAGAACAAGCCGATCAACGATGCTGAGAAGGAGGTGATGCAGGCCGGCACCTACGGCAACATCATCTCGCTGAGCCGCCAGGCGCTGATCTCCGACGACCTGTCGTCGTTCGATCGGCTGGCGACCATGCTCGGCCGTGCGGCACGGCTGTCCGTCGAGGTCGATGTCTATGCGCTGTTCGCCGAAAACGGCGGCAGCGGCCCGACGATGAACGACGGCAAAGCGTTCTTCCACTCCGATCACAACAACCTGGCCGGGACCACCGGCGCCCCGTCTGTCGACACGTTCGACAGCGTCCGAACCACGATGGCCAGCCAGCGCGATCCGTGGGACGGCGACTACCTCGACATCCGTCCGTCGATCTGGGTCGGCCCGCTCGGCCTTGGCGGTGAAGCTCGCGTGGTCAACGACGCGCGGTACGACCCCAGCGACGCCGACACGCTTCAGAAGCCGAACCAGGTTCGCGGGCTGTTCCAGGACATCGTCGACACGCCGCGGCTGACGGGCACCCCTTGGTACGCCTTTGCCGACCCGGCCCAGGTGCCGGCCTTCGAGGTCGCGTTCCTGGAAGGCGAGACGCAGCCGTTCCTGGAGAGCGACGAAGGCTGGCGCGTCGATGGCGTCGAATGGAAGGTCCGCCACGACTATGGCGTCGCCGCTATCGACTACCGCGGCGCGGTGAAGAACACCGGCTAACCCAACAGGCACACGGCTGACAGCGTGAATGGGCGGTCTTGACCGGGCCGCCCGTTTGCATGTCCGGCCAATGGCGAGAGGACAGAAGCCATGACGACCAAATTCAAGCAGCCGGGCGACAACCTGGACTGGACGAACGGGACCGGTAGCGATGTCAGCTCCGGCCAAATCATTGAGCTCGGCGATAGCATCGCCGTCGCGCTCAACGACATTCCCGACACCGAGACCGGCGCGGTGGGGGTCGAGGGTGTTTATAGCGTCGCCAAAAAGTCGGGCACGGCTTGGAACGCGGGGGACAAGCTCGACTGGGATAAGTCAGCCAGCGAGTTTCATAAGGGTATTACACCCGCAACCGGCGACATCACGGGTTGCGCAATCGCCGCTGCTGACGCCGCAAGTGGCGACACGACCGCGACCGTGAAGCTGACCAACCCGGGCACGGTCAACTAAGGCTGGTCTGATTGATGGGCGGGGCGGCCTCGGTGGCCGTCCCGCACCCTCACGTCAACGTCGGCCGCCGGCGCTGACGCGAGGGCACGACGGGGAATCATATGCTCGCAGCCTTCCAGCAGGCCGTGGACGCCGCGTTCGACGCCTACGGCGAGACGGTGACCTACACGCCGTCCGGCGGCGCCGCGGCGGAGATCCCCGCGATCCCGCGCCAGGCGGACCAGCGGACAGACTGGTCCGGCCCGACGACCGTGCACACGGCCGCGACCGTCTTCGACGTCCGCGCGTCCGACATTGCGCACCCGGCCGCCGGCGACACCATCGACCACGACGGCCAGACCTACACCGTCCAGGGCGAGCCGCGCCGTGACGATCCGCGCCGGCTGGTCTGGACGCTCGACACGCGGCCGGCCTAATGGAGTTCAGACTCGCCCTCCAGGGCAGCCTCCGCGATCTGATGGCTCGGCAGCAGAAGGTCGCCGAGCTGGGCGTGACGCGCGGCGTCCATCGCGCGACCGAGGAGCTGAAGCAAGACCTGCGCGACCAAGTCGTCGGCGCCGGCATGGGGCAACGGCTCGCCAAGACCTGGCAGGATAAAAAGTACCCGTTCGGCCGCAAGACGAGCCTGAACGCTGCCGGCTGGATCTGGTCGAACGCGCCGCAGATCATCCGCGCGCACAGCCAAGGCGTGACCATCCGCGCGGCGAACGGAACGTATCTGGCCGTGCCAACCGACAACGCGCCCGAGCGCGGCCCGAGCGGCAAGGCGATCAGTCCGTCGAACTTCCCGACGTCCAAGTTCGGCGAGCTGCGGTTTGTCCCGCGCAGCAACGGGCCGCCGTTGCTTGTGATCGAGTCCCGTTTCACCAAGTCCGGCCGGGTCGGCAAGGCGCCCAAGAACCCGCGCAAGAAGTCCGGCGACTTCCGCAAGCGGGTGGCGACGATCCCGATGTTCACGCTGCTGCCGCAGGTGCGGCTGAAGAAGCGGCTGGACCCGCAGCGCGCGGCAAACCGCGCGAACGCGCGCATACCGTCGAAGGTCAGCGCGGAAATTCGTCGCGCGGATCGAGAGGTTCCGGAGCAACAAGGAGGCCGCCGCCGTGCCCGACAGCGTGCGTGAGGCCGCCCTGCAGGCGCTTCTGGCGGCGTTGCAGGGCATATTCGGCGTCGAGGTCCACCGCGAGACGACGCTGCCCCAGGAGGTGCCGGCGGGCGGCCTGCTGATCCTCCGCGATGGCTCGCCCGGCGATCCGACGGACGTCGAGATGTCGCCGCCGGCCTACAGCTACGAGCACGAGGCGCAGATCGAGGCGTTCGTTCCGCCAGACGCGGCGGGGCGGCACACCGACCTCGACCAGCTTCTGCAGCAGGTTCACGCGGCGATCGACGCCGACCGCACGCTCGGCGGTGCCGTCGAGTACGCCGAGACCCAGGCGCCGCAGACCGACGACTTCGGCGTCGAGGGCGCGCCTCCGTTCAAGGCTGCGATCGCGCCCGTCACGCTCGCCTACACCACAGCCGATCCGCTGACTTAGGAGACCCTGACCATGGCCCCTCGCGCCCGCGGGATCACGTCCGAGCTCTACGGAGCCTTTGAGAGCACCTTCGCCCAGCCCGTCAGCAGCGGCAGCTATTGGCAACTGCCGTTCTACTCCGACAGCCTCGGCGAGGCGCAGGGGCTGAGCGAAGACCCCGAACTCGGCTTCGGCCGCGAGCCGCAGCAGCCGGTTCGCGACGCGCGCAATGTGGACGGCGACATCGTCGCCCCCGGTCGCCTGGCGCCGCTCGGCGTCTGGCTCAAGGCGCTGCTGGGCGCGCCGACGACGACCGGCTCGGGGCCCGACTACACTCACACCTTCACCAGCGGCGCCGAGACGCTGCCGAGCCTGACGCTGGAGAAGAAGCTAAAGGACGGCGCGTTCCTGCAGTACCCCGGCATCATGGCGAACCAGCTCACCGTGTCGCTGGAGCGCGGCGGCAACCCGCGCTTCACCTTCGGCCTGCTCGGCACGAAGGAAAACAAGCTCACCAGCTCCAGCGCCGGCACGCCGACGAAGCTGACCTCGCCGAAGTTCCAGAACTTCCAGGGCACCCTCCAGGCCGACCGGGGCAGCGGGTTCCAGCCGTTCGCGCTGGTGACCAGCTTCGACCTGACCTGGAACAACGGGCTCGAGCAGATCCCGGAAGTCGGTGATGGCGGGATCATCCAGAACATCGACCCCGGCGCGCCCTCGCTGTCCGGCAGCTTCAACGTCCGCTTCACCGACTTCACGAACTACGACGCCGCGGCGAACAACGACGCGCTCGCGATCGAGCTCAAGTGGCAGATCGCGGCCAACCGATATCTGACGCTGACGATGCACCGCGTGCGGCTGCCGAAGCCCAAGCACCAAATCTCCGGGCCGGGCGGTATCGAGGTCAGCTACGACTGGCGCGGCGAGTACGACAGCGGCCAGGACGCTTCGCTGACGGCCGAGCTGTCGAACGATCAGTCCGACTACACGAACCCGTAAGGACCGGCCATGACGGACAAGACGGACGACAAGGCCGAGGTCGCGATCGATCTCTCCGAGGAGGTTGGCACCGAGCCGTTCTGGCTGGAACTGCGGCCGGGCGTGCAGCTGCAGGTCATGCCGGCCGAGGGCTGGGTCTGGTCGGCGGCCGCCGCATACGCCAAGCGCCGCGTGGGCGAGATCATGCAGGCGCATGATGACGTTGAGGAGACGGGCGCGGAAATCTTCTCCAAGATCGACCTGCACGATGTCGACGCCCTCGAGGGCTACAGCCGGCGGCTCTACGCCGAAGGCCTGGCGCGGCAGGTGGTGGTCGACTGGACCGGCGTCGGCGAGGACGGCGAGAAGGCGGCGGTGACCAAAGATCGGGTCACGCGCCTGATGGGGATCGGCCAGCACGCCGAGACGTTCCTCACGCGCTACACCGCCCGCATGGACCGGGTCTCGGCCGAGGGAAACGGCTCCGGGGCCTCGCCGTCTGGCACTTCGGCGACGGCCCCGACTACTGCGCAAAGTGCTGGGAACAAGACCTCCCGTGCGCGCACGGGCGGCAAGGGCTCGACGGGCAAAGGTGCCCGTACGTCGAAAACCGGCTGACCAGCGTCCAGGGATACCAGGTCTGGGACCTGCTGACGGCCTGCGCCGGCCAGCTGCGGACCGCGGGCATGGACGGCGCGGTGGTCGGTCTCGACCAGCCGGCAGTCCTGCAGGCGGCCGACGCTTTCGGCTACGACCGACGCTGGGTCATGCGGCTGCTGCCGTGGGCCGAGCGCGGCGTCGTGGAGGCGATCGCCGAGCAGCGCTGGCGGAAGAAAGATCATGACGAGGGCGGGGAGAAGTGAGCCGGACGTCATTGCCGCTGCCGTGTATAGCCACGCGCTTGAAGACACGATTTGATCAGCTCTGCTTCGCGAAAGCCGGCCGCGAGTCCGCTACTGACATCAACCGTCGCCTTTTGCGCTTCGTATTCGCACTCTTTCTTGTCGCGCTCAAATTGTGCGTGTGTGGCGCCTGGTTTAGTCCACACGACATTCTGCGCGCAGGCGGAAAGAAAGATCAGAACACTGGCGAGCATAGCCATCCGAAACATGCTTGATCACTCCGGTTTAGTTTAACGATGCCTCGAAGTTCGTTTATCATCGATCTACGCTTTGACGGCGGACGTCAAGCCGAAGAGACGTTTGAGCGCATCGGTCGGACCGGCGACCGCTCGATGAAGCAGGTCTCGCAGGCCAGTCAGCCCGCCCGTCGCGGCCTGCTCGCCGTCGACGATGCCAGCCGCGCGGTGCAAGGCAGTGTGGACGAAATGGCGGAGCGGTTGGGGCCGGCCGGTGCAGCCCTCCGCGCGCTCGGTCCGGCCGGCACGGCCGCTGCGGCTGCGATCGCCACCACGACGGCAGGCCTGGCCGCGTTAACCCAGCGGGCACCGGAGGCGAACCGGCGTATTGCGGAGCTAGGCGAGCAGGCGGACCAGCTCGGCGTAAGTGTCCAGGCGCTCCAGGAGCTGCGCTTCGCGGCCAGCCAGGTCGGCGTCGAAGAAAGTCGCCTCGAAGACGGGCTGCAGGAGCTGAACAGCCGGCTAGGCGAGCTGCGAAACGAAGCCGGCCCGCTGGCGAACACCTTGGAGGAGATGGACGCACGCGGGCTGCAAACGGCGCTGCGTGGCGCCGAAGATACCGAAGAGGCGTTCCAAATACTGATCGACGCCCTGCGCGACGGCGACAACACCTTCGACAACGCCGCGCTGGCAGCCGCGGGCTTTGGCGAAGAGGCCGGCCGGGCGATCCAGCGCCTGGCAAATCGGGACCTACCGGCTCTGCGCCAGGAGTTCCGCGACACGGGCGCGGCGTTTGACGAGGATATGGTCGACGGCGCCCAAGAGGCGCGGCGGGAGATCGAAAGTCTGAACACGCAGATCCAGAACAACGCCGACGCGATCAGTCAGAATCTCCTACCGGTCACGCGCGCCTGGAAGGAAGAGGTCGCCGAGCTGACCGGCAACCTGCGGGATCTGACCGAAAGCCCCAGCTCCAAGACGTTCACGCAGTTTCTTGGCGACGCACTGAACATTCCGGAGCTGAACCCGTTCCAATTTCCCGCGATGAACCAGGGCGGCGGTTCTGGCGACGGCGACGGCGACGGCGACGGCGGAACCGAGGTTGGCGGCATCCAGCCCGGCCTACCGCCCGGGCTGTTTCAGAGCCCCGATACCATCGCCGGGATCACTACCCCTGGCGTCCCCACGCCCGGCACGCGGCCGGAAACCCCCGCGGACTTCCGCGGCGGCGCTGGCGGCGGATCGTCCGAACCTCTCTCGTTTGCCGGGATCAACTTCGGCGATCGCTTCACGATGGACGATGCGATTGCCGAGACGATCCGGCTCAACCAGGACCTGGGCGAGCAGAGCCGGGCGGCAGAGCAGGATATCCAACAACTCGCCGACACGATCCGCAGCGAGGCGGCCGGCGCGACCGGGGAGTACGCCAAGCAGCTGACCGACCTCAACCGCGCCTATGAGGTCGGCGCGATCAACCAGGACACCTACCGCCAGCGCGCCGACCAGCTGGCCGAGCAGTTCACCGAGCAGGCCAACGCGGCGGAAGGCCTCGGTCGCGCGGCGGACCAACTGGGTTTCACGTTCTCTTCGGCCTTCGAGGACGCGATCATCAACGGCGAGCGGCTGTCCACGGTGCTGCAGGGACTCGCCCAGGACATCGCCCGGATCGCGCTGCGCAAGGCGGTCACCGAGCCGGCAGGCAACTTCATCGCCGACGCCATCAGCGGCGGCTTTTCTCTGTTCAGCGGCGGCACCAGCACCGGCGGCGCGGCCGTGCCGTCGTCTCAGGGCGGCCTGGGGCAGCCGCTGCCGACGTTCGCTCAAGGCGGGATCGCCAACCGGCCGTCGATCTTCGGCGAGGCGGGCCCCGAGGCGGCGGTGCCGTTGCCGAACGGTCGGGAGATCCCGGTCAGGTTTCAGGGCGGCGGCACGACCTACGCGCCGGTGGTCAACGTCACCGTCCAGGGCGCGGGCGGCAGCGACGAAGAGCGCCGGCGCACGGGCGAGATCGTGGGCCGCGAAGTCGAACGGGCGATCAACCGGAAGGTCGATGCGCGCATCCGCCAGGCGACCCGGCCGGGCGGCCAGCTGAACCGCAGCGCGGACCCGATCTAGGCGATGGCTTTCCCGACCTTCTCGCCGCCGCGCGCGCCGTCGCCCAACCTGGAAGACGACACGCAGATCGACGTCCTCTCCGCGGGCTTCGGCGACGGCTACAAGCAGCGCGCGCCGGACGGCCTAAACTGGCACCGGCGCCGGCTGAAGCTGCGCTGGAACAACCTGAGCAAGTCCGAGTTCGACCAGATCGTCAGCTTCTTCCTGCAGCAGCAGGCGGCCGGGCCGTTCTACTGGACGCCACCATTCGAGACGAACACCAAGAAATGGGTCGTCACCGGCTGGAAGCGTGAGTACGGGCGCATCTTCATCGGCCTGACCGCGCAGTTCGAGCAGTCCTTCGAGATCGACGAATGAGCAACATCACCGAGCACGCGCAGCAGCTGACTACCGAGGCCCTGGTCGAGCTGTTCCAGCTGGACTGCCAGGCGATCGGCGCCGGCGTTTACCACTTCACCTCCGACACCGCCGGCGGGCCCACCACGCAGAGCAAGCTTAAGTTCGACGGCGTCACCTACGAGCCGCTGCCGATCGAGGCGGACGGGTTCGAGTGGAGCGGCGAGGGCGCGATGCCGACACCGACGCTGCGGCTGTCCAACGTCAACCTGGTTCTGGAAGGCATCGTGCAGGCAAACCACGGCCTGATCGGCTGCACGCTCACGCGCATCCGCACCTTTCGGCACTTCCTGGACGACGGCGACAACCCCGACCCCAACGCGATCTTCAGCAAGGACATCTATCGCGTGGAGCGCCTGTCGCGGCGCAACAAGGTGTTCATGGAGTTCGAGTTGGCGGCGGTGGTCGACCAGGAAGGGACGCTGCTGCCGCGCAGGCTCGCCGTGCGCGACTACTGCTCGCACACCTACCGGCGTTACGACGGCAACAGCGGCAGCTTCGATTATTCCGGCGTCACCTGCCCCTATACCGGCCAGGAGGGGCAGAGCGACGGACGGTATTTCGACGTCCAGGGCAACGAAGTCGCGGACCCGGCCAAGGACCAGTGCTCGAAGCTGCTCGGCACCGGCTGCCAGCGGCGCTTCAAGCACCCGTCCGGTGACGCGGCCCAGGCGCGCGAGTGGGGCCGGATGCCGTTCCGCGGCTTCCCGGGACTGGCGCAGCGGCGGAACCGATGACCCAGAGCGTCGCCGAAGCGATCAAGGCGGACGCGATCGCGCGCTATCCGCACGAGGCGTGCGGCCTGGTGGTCGACGGCACTTACGTTCCGCAGGCCAACAAGGCCGCCACGCCCGAGACCAACTTCGAGATCGACCCGCAGGTCTGGGTCACCTATCGCGGCCGGATCGAAGCGGTCGTGCACAGCCATACCGACGCCGAGGCGTGGATGCTCGAGCACAACGGCCGCTACCGCCGGCCGCCCGGGTTCTCGCCGTTCTGCCCGACGGCCGAGGACATGCGCGGCCAGCGCGACACGGCCGTTACCTGGGGCATCACGGTGACCGACGGCACGCGCGCCAGCGAGCCGTTCTGGTGGGACGAAAGCCTGCTCGACCACGCGCTCGTGGGGCGATCGTTCATCCACGGCGTCTACGACTGCTACAGCCTGATCCGCGCCTGGTACTGGCAGCGGCGCGGGGTCGTGCTGCCGGACTTCCCGCGGTCGGACGGCTGGTGGTCGGCGGGCCAGGATCTCTACCGCGACAACTTCGCCGTCGCCGGCTTCCGCGAGCTGCGCCCCGGCGAGACGCGCGACGTCGGCGACGTCTTTCTCGCCAACATCATGACGGACCGGCCCAATCACGGCGGCGTCTACACCGGCAACGGGCTCGGCCTGCACCACTTGATGGGCCGCCTCAGCCGCCACGAGCCGGTGACCCGCTACGAGCAGGCCGGCTTCATCACGCACTGGCTGCGCTATGATCCGTGACGTCTACCTCTATGGCCGGCTCGCCGAGCGGTTCGGCGAGGGCCCGCACCGCTTCGACGCGGCGTCCGTGACCGAGATCGGCAACGCCTTCCGCGTCCAGTACCCGGGCTGGCGCGAGGCCGTGGAAAGCGGTCGCTACCGGGTCGTCGCCGGGGACAGCGCGCGCGAGGTCGCCTACCAGCTCGCCAACGACCAGGTAGGGCTGCGGCTGGGCGATACGATGCCGGAGGTGCACATCGTGCCGGTCGCCGCCGGCGCGGGCGACGACGGCACGGCCAAGATCGTCCTGGGCGTCGCGCTCGCCGGCGTCGGCATCGCGGCCAGCTTCGGCGCGTTCGGTGCCGGGGGCCCGCTTCTCGGCACCGCAGTCGCCGACGTCGCCGGCGCGACCATCACCAGCGGCAACCTGATCTTCGCCGGCGCGGGCATGGTCCTGTCCGGCGCCAGCCAGATGCTGGCCGCCGACCCGGCGAGCCTTGATGCCGGCGACCGGGAGAGCGCCGATCAGAACCCGAGCTTCTTCTTCAGCCGGCCGGTCAACGTGACGGAGCAAGGGCATCCGGTGCCGCTCGTCTACGGCCGGTTCGAGGTCGGGTCGCTGGTCGTGAGTTCCGGGATCACGACCGACCAGATCGGCTTGACCGACCCCACCGTCGACCGGCCGCCGTCGCCGACGAACGTGAGCGCGTCCGTATCGATCAGCACCGACCCGGACGGCACAGAGGTCGCGACCTACACCATCGACTTCGATCTGCCGCCCGGCGAGCAGTGGTACACCTTCCAGCTGTTCAAGAATACCGACCCCAACACGCAGGTGCGCAACCTGCAGGTGAGCAAGTTCATCGCCGCAGAGGCGGGACGGACGTTCAACGCCGACGAAAACCCGCCGATCACCTACGAGCTGCGCGGCAAGGACATCGCCAACGCGGTGTTCGTCTTCACCCGCAACGTGCACGACAACCCGTCCGAGCACGGCGACCCGTACAACGACAGCGCCCCGACCGGTGCGGAAATCACCGGCGGGCCGTCGTCGCAGCAGCCCGGCCCTGGTGGCGGCAATTGGTGGGACCGTAGCGGCGTTGGCGGCGGTCCGTATAGCGACCGGTCTGCTTAGCGACGCAACCAGGCGAACAGGCTTTTTCATGACATCGCCATTCGACAACCCGATTCGCGGCGCCGGTGGCGGCGGCAAGGGCGGCGGCGGAAGCGCCCCGCCGGTCCCGTCCGAGCAGCCGAACACGATCCGCACGCGCTCGGTGGCCAAGGTGGCCGACGTCCTCTCGGAAGGCGTGATCGGCGGCCTGGTTAACGGCGAGCAGAGCGTGAAGATCAACGGCACGCCGATCGCCGCGGCGGACGGGACGCGCAACATCAGCGGCGTCGCTTTTATAGCCCGCCCAGGCCTTACCGAGCAGAATCCGCCGTCCGGCTTGGAGGACGTCCAGCGGCCGCGCGAGATCAACGTCGAGGTCAAAAAGGGCGAGCCGGTCGTCCAGGAGATCACCGACGCCGACGTCGACGCGGCGCGCGTCACCGTCCGGATGCCGGCGCTGCAGCAGATGGACCCGAACACTGGCGATGTGAAAGCCTACTCGATCCACTTCCACATCGAGGTGTCGGACGACGGCGGCAACACCTGGTCGCTCGCCAAGAACGAGCGGATCGTCAACGAGAAGTCCAACTCGCCCTTCGAGCTGTCCTACCGGATCGAGATGCCGTCGAACACCCCGCCGTGGCAGGTGCGGGTGCAGCGGATCTCCAACGACCAGGACAGCTCGCGCAAACAAAACCGGACATTCTTCGCGCGGCTGACGGAGATCGTCGACCACAAGCTGGAGTATCCGGACACCGCCTACATCGTGGCGGCGATCGACGCGGAGGCGGTCGGCAACCGGATCCCGCGCCGGTCCTACGAGATCGACGGCATCCGCATCGAGGTGCCGTCCAACTACGATCCGGTGAACCGAAACTACAGCGGCACCTGGGATGGCACCTTCAAACGCGCGGTGTCGGATAACCCAGCCTGGGTGCTGTGGGACCTGATCAACAACTCGCGCTACGGCCTGGGTGAGTTCGTCGACCGCAGCCAGGTCGACAAGTTCACGCTGTACGAGATCGCGCAGTATTGCGACGCGGTCGACAGCAGCGGGGCCTTCGTCGGCGTCGACGACGGGTTTGGCGGCAAGGAGCCGCGCTGGACCTTCAACGGCGTCATCCGGACCCAAAAGGAGGCGTTCAAGGTCCTGCAGATGGTCGCGAGCGTCTTCCGCGGCATGGTCTATTGGACCTCCGGCGCCGCGACCGCGACGGCCGACCGGCCGAAAGAGCCGGTGATCCTGGTCGCGCCGGCGAACGTGATCGGCGGCGAGTTCACGTACGAGCAGACCGGCTACAAGGCGCAGCACTCGGTCGTCATCGTCGAGTGGAACAATCCGGCCGAAGGTTACAGCCCGGACACGCAGGTTGTCGAAGACGAGGACCGGGTGCGTCGGTTTGGTTGGAAGCCTAAGCGGGTCTCGGCGTTCGGCTGCACCAGCCGCGGGCAGGCCTACCGGATCGGTCGCTGGATCCTGCAGACCGAGGCGACCGAGATCGAGACGGTCACCTACCGGGCGAGCTTCGACCACATGGTCGCCGACGGCCAGGCCGTCATGCCCGGCGACGTGATCAAGATCGCCGACCCGATGGTGATGGGCGTGCGCCAGGGCGGGCGAGTCGTGAGCGTGCCGGCGCTCAACCAAGTGCAGATCGACAGCGAGATCACGTTTGAGGCCGGCGAGTCCGCGGCGTTCTCTGTCGTCATGCCCGACGGAACGCTTGCCGAGAGGGCGGTCTACGACCCTGGCGGCAAGGCACCGTTTCAGCAGACCTTTAGGACCAACACGCTGCAGCTCGGCTCCGGACTGCCGCAAGTGCCGGTCACCGGCGCCATGTGGACGCTCTCGGCGTCCAACGTCTCCAGCCGATTGTTCCGCGTGGTCAACGTCCGCGAGGTCGAGAAGAACGTCGTCGAGGTGACGGCACTCGAATACAACCCGGACAAGTTCGACCGGGTGGAAGACACGTTCGTCTTCGAGAAGCCGCCATTCACGACCCTGCCGAGCGGGCGCCTGGCGCGGCCCAGCGACATCGCCATCCGCACCGACTGGACGCACACCGGCTCCGGCACGCGCACCGCGCTCAACGTCGGCTGGAACCCGCCGAACGACGGCCGCGCCGCGCGCGTCGAGGTTCAACACCAGCCGCCCGGAGGGACCTGGCGCACGGTGGCGACGACCGAGCAGAACGAGACGACGATCGAGAACGTCTCCAACGGGACGCACGGCATCCGGCTGCGCACGGTCGATCACGACGGGCAAGTCTCAGACTTCCAGCCGGACAACGGGATGCAGGTGTCGGTCGATACGCCCGGCACGCAGACGAAGGAAGCCCCGCCGCCGCCGACCGGCCTGGAGCTGAAGAACCAGGCCAACGCGACGGTGTTCCAGAACCGCGACGCCAAATTCGACTGGCGCCGGCCGACCTTCTCGCAGCCGCAGGCGGACCAGTTCAACGGGCCCCAGGGGGCGCAGACCGGGCAGGGCGACCCTTACCAGCTCGACTTCGTCGTGCAGGTCGAGGTCGGCGGCGAGATCAAGCGCGAGGAAGTCACGCTGTCGCCGGGCTGGGAGTACACCTACGACAAGAACCTGGACGACGGCGGGCCGTTCCGCGAGTTCACGGTCAAGGTGTTCTCGCGCCGGCAGAACGGAACCTATTCCGTCAACCCGGAAAGCCTGACGGTCACCAACCCGCCGCCGGCCGCGCCGACCGGCCTGGGCGTCAACGGCGGCCCCGGCTACGTGGTGGTCAACTACGACGCGCCGTCGGAGGGCGACTACGCCGAGACCCTGGTCTGGCTGTCGAAGACACCCGGCTTCGACCCGGCGCAGACCGAGCCGGCCGCGCGCGGGGCGCAGGACTTCTTCTTCGTCGATGCGGCCGAGAACACGCAATACTACGTGCGGGTCGCTCACGCCGACACCTACTACGACGACGACCCGTCGACGCTGAACATCAGCGACGAACTGGCCGTGGAGACCGCGGGGATCGAGGAGTTCGTTCCGACCTTCGCCCTCGACGGCCTGCGCATGTCGACCGACGCCCAGGCGAACGAAGTCTCCTGGGAGGCCGGCACCGTCCACGTCACGCGCAACGGCCAGACGACCAGCTACAGCGTTAGCGCGGACTCGGCCAGCTATCCGGGCTCCGGCACGCTCTACATCTACTACAAGGAGGGCGACGGCGCGCTCTCGACCGGGACGAACCCGCAGAACTTCGCCGCGACCGACACCATCGTCCTGGCGGCCTATGGCGGCGGCACCAAACTGACCGTCGGCCGCGGCGACGCCTTCACGCACGGAGCCAACGTGCTCGCCGGCACGATCACCGGCCAGCAGCTCGTCACCGGGCAGGCGGTGATCACCGACACCGCGCAGATGGCGAACGCGGTCGTCACCAACGCGAACATAGCGAACGCCGCTGTTGGCCGCGCGCAAATCCAAAACGCGGCTATCGGAAGCGCCCAGATCGACGAATTGTCGGCCGATCTTATTACCTCCGGCGAGCTGCGCACCGAAGACGTTTTTATCGCCGGCTCCGGTCGTATCGAATTGGCTGGATTTAATGACCCGGCACAGCAAACATTGTATGTCGAAAACCTATCCGCTTCTGGTCAGGTCGTGGAATTTGTTAATGCTAACGGCAAGTCGATGTCTTTTGGGCAACAGTTGTTTATAGCTGACTCTACTGGCGATCAAAGCATAGAAACTCTTTTTGGTAGCATCAAGTCGGGCAGCCATTTTGATGCAGACGATGGATACAAAGTGAACAATAATATTGTCATAAACGACAGTTACGAAGTTTTTGCAACAAGCTTTCGCTTTCAGTTTGATCCGAACACGCAAATTTACCAAAGCACATCTCGCGATGACATGTATTTTCGTTGCGGAAATGAGGGACGTCTACGGCTGGAGCAAAGCCAGGCGGGCGGCTCACACACCGGTGTCTATATCAAGCGCGGCAATTCGTCCGGCTGGAAAGAGCTGCGCGTAGGTCCGCCGGATGCAAGCGGGTTCCGGAACCTCACGATCTACGACCCGTAGCCCCGGCGGAAACAGCTCCACTAAACCATGCTTCTGACGAACTAAAGGGACGCTGTAGATGGCCCAGTACCAGGCCGGCACCGTCGACGTCACCAACGGCTCGGCGACGGTGAAGGGCAACAACACCGCCTTCACGAGCTTCGTTCAGATCGGCGACTTATTCGCCGTCGCCGGGCAGGGCCTCCACTACGAGATCGCCGCCGTCGTCGACGACGGCGAGATCACGCTGTCGGCCGCCTACCAGGGGCAGAGCGGCAACCAGGTCGCCTACGCGGTCACGCGCGACTTCTCGCCCTTCCGCGGCTACCCGCTGATTAATCCCGGCGACTACGAGGCGGTGTCGCTGGTGCGCCGGGCCGTGGCCGGCATCGATGGCGACATCGAGCAGATCAGCAAGCTCGGGCATTTCCTGATCGAGTCCAAGACCACGTCGACGCCGCCGGCCAGCCCGGACCAGGACGATCGCTACATCGTGCCGTCGGGCGCCACCGGCGACTGGGCCGGCCACGCGGACGAGATCGCCGCCCCTGACGGCGCCGGCGGATGGACGTTCTCGGGGCCGAAAAAGGGCTGGCGCGTGCTAGTTGTGGACGACGACTACCGCGATTACGTCTACAACGGGGGCGCTTGGGTCGATGGCCTTGTCGTGCAAGGCCTAAATCAAGCCGCCGACGCCGCCGACGACGCGCAAGGCTGGGCGATACACCCCGAGGACAGCCAGTTCACCGACAGCGACGGCACGTCGGGCTATTCGGCCTTGCATCACGCCAACAAGGCGGCCGAGAGCGCGTCGAACGCCGGCACGTCGGAAAGCAACGCCGCGGCCAGCGCCACCGACGCCGGCGAGCACGAGACCACGGCCGCGCGCTATGCCACCGAGGCCGAGGATAGGACCGTCGTCGACGCGAACACCGGCCAGGACACCGGCGACTACTCGGCCCTGCACCACGCGGCGAAGGCAGCGGACAGTGCCTCCGCCGCGGCGACCTCTGAGAGCAACGCGGCCAGCTCGGCGTCCGCCGCAAGCACGTCGGCCTCGGACGCGGCCACGGCCGAGACGGACGCGCAGGATTGGGCGACCGCCGCCGAAGACACCCAGGTCACGGACGCCGACGGCAACTCCGGCTATTCCGCCCGGCACCACGCGGCCAAGGCTGACGCCAGCGCGAGCGCGGCGGCGACCTCTGAGAGCAACGCGGCCACCAGCGCGTCGAACGCCGCGACCAGCGAGACGAACGCGGCCAACAGCGCGAGCAGTGCCG